GAGCCGGAAGGGAGCGAAAGCCCGGAGAAGTGCAGCGCGGTTTGTCCGGCCGTCAGGTCTACGGTCGTGATCGCGCCCGTTCCGGCGTTGGTCACGCTCGCCCATACGCGGGAATCATCCGCAAAGCCCGGCGCAATCATTTGAGTTTCGCCGTTCCCGTCAACCGTCGCGTTTCGTGAGTACTCGCTTTCCCAGAAGGGGATTTCAAAAGCCGTGAACGTGGCCGTCAGGCTGTTCGTCCAGCGCAGAGCGGAGAAGTTCGGCAGGGTCTCGCAGATGACGTGCAGCCGCCTTTCGGGTCGGTCGTTCGTCGTCAGAATGCCGCCGAGAATCGCCCACTCCGTCACTTTCTCCGCGATGAGGGCGCGGCGAACGGTGTTCTGCTCGTGGATTTCAAATTTCACTTCGACGCTCAGGCTGTTTGTCGTGCGTTTCGTGATTCGCTGTCCACTTCGGCCTGCAAGCGGTGTCGTCACAAGATCGCGCACGGGCGAAACGGTGCTCACGTCAAGCACATAAATTGCCGGATCGATGCTCGACAAATCAATGCCGTTCAACCGGCAGGCGTATCTCGTCATCATACGTTTGCATACCTCATAGCTCTTGCGCCCTTTGCGATGTTTCGGCTCACGCGCTGCGTCACAAGATCGCCCACTCTATCCGCGCCCATGTACACACCCACGCCGTCAAGCGCTTCGCGCACAGCGACGGCGACGGCTTGGCTGATGCTCTCCGCGCTGATACCGCCGATGTTTCCGGCACGGTAGGCCGTCGCATCTGCGCGGTTCAGAACGGCTTCTCCTGCATGTAGGATTGCTGGAAAGTCATTATATGGCACATAGTTAAGGCCGGTTGCTTTGCGCGGAGTTCCCGTATTGTGCCAGTTATTCCCGTATGGATTATTGGGGTTGCTGTCTCTCTTTTCAGTGTCCAGCCCCCAAAAGGTCTGAACCTTTTCGATGGCCGTTCCGGCCTTGGAAATCACACTGTCAAACCATCCCGAAATATTCTCAAGGATTCCGCTGATCGGGTCAGAGAAGGTCGCGTTAAAGAAATTGGCTGCGTTAGTCAGCGCATCGTGCGCCCAGTCATAAACAGATTTAAAAGCGTCAGCCACGTTTTGGACGATATCCGTAAGGCTAACGTCAAACTTCGTCTTGAAGAAATCGTCAACTGCCGTCAGCGCGTTGCTCGCCATGGTTTGAATGGATTCAAACCATCCAGCAATCCCGGACACGATATTTGTCAGCGCGTCGGCAACCTCCGTCCCAAAGAAGTCCTTTACCGCTTCCAGCGCTTTTCCGGCCCATTCTTTGATATCTTTCCAGTGAGTGACAACCGCTCCAACCGCCAAGCCAACAAGGACAAGAGGCGATTTCATGGCAATCCACGCGGTAACGATGCCGCCAAGAACAACCGCCGCCGTTTGGAAGAGAGGATCGTCAACAAAAGCGCTGAAATCTTTAAGAAATTCCTCTACGTTTTCGGCTGTCTCCTTGTCAAAGCCGTTGAAAAGCAGCGCCAAGAAGTCCACAACGCCCGTGAAGATCATGCCTGCAATGTTGCCAAACGAGCTGGCAATATCAAAGAGCGCCTGCGCGGTGTCGCTCGGCTTTTCTTCGCCATTGCTCCACGCCAGAAGCTCATCCAGCAGATCAATAACACCGTCAAAGACATATCCGGCCATATCGCCGAGGCTTGATGCAAGCATGCCAAGACGCATCTGCACGGTTTCGTCGGACAGAAACTCGCTCAGCTTTTTCACGACTGGCGTTAGCGATTCGTAAAACGGAGCGCCCACAACGGCCAGAACGTCTTTCCAGACGCGCTGCAAGTTTCCGACGACGTTCACCCAGCCGTCCATTTCACGCGCTGCTTGCCCTGTCGCGCCGCTCTGGTCATAGATTTCTTGCGCAACGTTGAGCATGAGGTTCTGCTTCTGTGCTTCGGTCAGATTCGTCCATTTCGTGCCGTACAGTTCGACGGCCTTAGAGTTTCGCTGGCTTTCCGATGTGAAAAGGCCGATAGCGTCGCCTGCTTCAGTGTTGCCACGCAGGAAAGAGCGTAAGCGCACGTCTGCATCCTCAAGGCTGATGTCGTAGTATGCCGCCGCGTCAGCCGCGATGCGGGTATACTCATCCATCATCGAGAGCGCCCCTGCCGCGTCAATGCCTGCACCCTTGAACTGACTGAACGCTTTGGTGCCGACCTGCTGCAAGCGTGTTGCAAGGATGCCCGTGTCATTGCTGACGCTTGCAAGAACGCCGTTCGCGGCTTCCTCGATGCCTTCAAAGGTTGCCGCAAACTGCGCCTTTTCTGCTGCCACATCGGCTGCGGCTGTGACTGCATCCTTGGCAAAGTCCGCAATCGTCGAAAATGCTCGCTTTACGCCGTCTGCGATCAACTGCGCCTTTGCAACCATCCACGTATCGAGCTTTTCAAAGCCCTGCTTTGCGCCCTTGATGCCCTGCTCGTACTCCTTCGAGTCCAGCCCGATCTTGGCTACAAGCGTAAACAAATCCATGCTTTACCCCTCCCCTCTTGCTTTTTTCCTTCTCTCGTGCTCGGCGATCAGGTCATCAATGATCTCTTGACCTGTTCGGTTGTCATGTTCCACCAGCCCGACAAACTCCTCATAGCTCACGGGTTCGCTTCCCATCGCCTGACAGATGGCGGAAAGCATCTTCGCGCTGTACACATCTCCCAGCCATTTTTGACGATCATCTGCCAAAAGATCGGAGAGTGCCGCGATTGTCGGCGGTGCTCCGTGCCTGTAAATCGCCGCCGTTACAGCTTTCCGACCGTATGCACGGACGACGTAAAAAAATCCATCAGGTCGGGGTCTGCGAGTGCGTTTTTCAGCTCCTTGATGGTCTGCACACCCTTCTGACTGCGGATTTCCTCAACGGTTTTGTCGTTGATAGCCGCCAGAATGGCAAACGTGTCCTCTCGATGATCGCCAAGCAACAGAGGAACATACTTTCCAATCATCGCAGATGCTTTCTGAATGTTGTTCATGTTGTCTTTACTCATATCGGCGATTTCTTGGAATACTGCCGTCGTCTTCTTGTCAAAGCCGATTCGTTCAATCGGTTCCGCGATTTTGCAGAGACAGACAGACAGCTCTTCGCCGTTCATTTCCGAAAGTTTCATCTTCTCACCTCAAAAAGAAAAACGCCGGAGGAAAAGCCCCAGGCGTGTTGTTACTGCGCCGCTTTGTCGAAATAGTAGATTGTGCAAGGCGCGTACTCGTTGTTCTCCACGGTGTCTTGATAGGCGTGGAACTCGACCGGGATTGTGCCTTCTCCCTTGTCGCTGAAAGTCAGCGTCACGCCCGTGTTGTTCAGCGCATTGTCAAGCGCGATGGCGACAAGCCCCTTGGACGTGTTGCCAAACCAGACGAGGTTCTGAATATAGTCGCTGTCCTCGATATTGGTTCGCAGTTTGATCGTGGTCTTTTTGCCAGTCGTGAAAGATTTGTCCTCGGTCTTCTCAGCCGTGCCAAGCGCAAGCGTGAAGTTATCCGGTGTGATCTCCATAAGCGTCGTGGTCAGCTTGATATCCCAAAAGTCGATAACCGTGCTGCCCTTGAACTCATACCGCTTACCGTCAGCTTCTCTGTTGCGTATGGTTGGCGTTGCGGTAAATGTGCCGCCGCCTCGCGTCGCGCCCAGCGTCTTTGTGCCGTCCTTAATGGCGGCGAAAAGCGCTTCTTCGAGTGCGTCGTATTCGGTGTAAGTGCTTACGTCAAAATTTTTGACGAAAGCGCCTGCGTCGAGCTGCAAGCGTTCAAACGTCTGCGGTCTGACAGCCGTAACAGGTCTGCCCATTTATTTCACCTCGATTGATACGAATTGATTTGAAAATTGAGATACGCGACTTTGATTTCCGGGTTTGCGATGGGCTGATACTGCACCAGCGGGTCAGCGGGGCGAATGGCGACATAGCCGTTCGCGGTCGGAAGCATGACCAGCTCCCCAACCGCCCTTGTAATCTCGTCAACCTTGGCGTTTATGCCCTTGTAGCTCTCCGACCGATACCAAACCCGCGCCTGATGACTTGCAGCGTTTCGCCAGTCCGGCTCAATGACGGTGTAGGTGATGTATGGGAGTTTCGCGTTCTCCGGCACGTTGCTTTCCGGGTATGCGTCAAGGCCGAACCCGGAATAAAAGCTGTATAGTGCCTTTGCCGTCTCGGTCATGTCGGAAGCTCCCACCTCTCAGCCGTCACTTGCTCAAAGTCAAACGTCGCCGCGTCAGGCGGTCTGCTGTCGGTGTAGTCGCTCGTCACGCGGAAGATTGCCCCGTCAGAGACACGGCGGAAAACCTCGTGATACTCAAGTGCAACGCCTCGCGCCGTCGTGATGGTGTAGACGCTGGAAACGCCATGCTTCTCGGCGACACGCGCTTGCAAGCTCTGATCTTTGACAATCGCCGCGTCGAACTCGTCACCGTCCGTCCAGCTCGTTTCAAAGCCACCCTGCCCGTCAGGGACGCGCTTTTTCACCAACATCACGCACGGCTGAGAAAATCTCTCGATCAGCTCTGCGTTAGTCATCGCTTATCCTCCGATAAGGGGCAAGGCGGGAGGCGAAAGCCCCCTGCCAGCCCATCGGCGCACCAGTTGTGCCGGATGCGCGGGAGTAACTGTAGCCGCCGAAACTCTCGGAAACCTTGTCGGTCACCGGGTTCTTTTCCGTGTACGCGGCGATTTCAACCGCAAGCTCTTTGACGCTTTTCGGGATCGCCAGCGCCCAGATTTCGCCGTTGAAGGTCTCATCTGCCAGCATCTCGCCGCTCTGATAGACGTGCAGTCCGTCGGAAAACACGCTGCCCCTGATGCGGTAATACTGTCCCGGTCTCAGAAAGTCAACGTCAGGGATGCCGGAAGCGATGGTGAACGTCCCAGCGTCACACCTGACGGGAAACCAGTTATGCAGATACGTCAAAACCGCTTCAAGCATTGGTTTGCTCCGTTTCTGCGGCTTTGATCGCCGCCACGATATCCGCCTTGTTCATCGAGCTGCCGACACCCTCAACGCCCTTCTCGGCGGCATACGCCAGCAATTCAGCCTTTGTCATGCCGCCAAGATTGGCGCTTTGAAGCGTAGGCGTTTCGGACAGCTCCGTTATTCCCCCGTCACAGACGCGATATACAGGCTGTTCGGATTGTAAAGCATCGGCATAAAGAGCGCGCTTGCCTTTGTCCACAGAACAGCCGGATCTTTCTCCATCCACTGCGAAACGTAGACATACGGGCTTGCGCCGCTCGCTCCGACCTGCATAAACGCACCCGCGTCAGTCTCCGGCGGGTCGCCCCACAGACCCTCGCCCAGGCGACCAGAAGGATTCGCCGCGAAGAGCGTGATCTTATCTTTCGGGTAGTAGCGCTTCGTCGTTCTGTTCGGGCGGCCGTTCGTGCCGACGCCATTTTCGACCGCATAGGTCAAATCGTTTGCGGTAACGCGCTGAATGCCAAACTCCTCATTGAGATAGGCGTTGAAAGCGTCCGCGCGGACAAGCGCGCCAGCGCCGACATTGCCGTTCACAGCCTTCTGAATTGCCGCATTGCTGCGCATTTTGGTGATGTTCGCCTTGCTGGTGTAAATGCCGGTCAGCGTCACGCCGTTGTCGGTCGCCTCATCGATCAGCGCTTGCAGCAGCTTCGGCACGTTAGCGCTCTCGGACAGATCAAGCGTCTTGGAGGTCTGCCCGGACGGCACGCCGTAATCAACGGTCAGGTCGATGTTATTCTCCTTGATCGTCACCTTGCCCGTCGCCAGCAGCTCGTTCTTGGCAACCTTCGTGCGCGTCACAACCTGCTCCGACAGGTTGATGCCATCGCGGATGACATAATCGTACATGTCATTCTGCTGCACACCGCTTCGCAGAAGAGCGCGCATGCGCTCGGACTGATTGATTTTGACCTTAATCAGGCCCTTTTCAATGTTGTGCGTATCGACCGGAACGCGGAAAGTCGTTCGTGCTTCAGTATCAAAGCCGTGGAACTGCGCCATGACGGGGATCTGATACTGCGCCGCGATGCTCTGCCAGTAGGCTACCAGATTCGCGGTTCGCGTGTCGCCGAACAGACCGTCAATCGGGTCGTTCGGGCGGGCAACCTGGAACGGGATGTTCAGCCAGTCTTTCTGCGGGATAAAACCCAGGATGTTGTTTTCAAACATTTCAGCCATTTTTCTTCACCTCTTTCAGTACGGGCGCGTGATTGCCGGGGCAGTGGCAACAAAGGTGATGCCTTTCAGCGCCGCCTTTGCAGCCGTATCAACCGCCGGAGAAATCTTGTCCTCATAGACAGCTCCGCGCGTAACGATAGACCCCGGCATGTCGCCGCTGGACACGTCCACATCCTCATACAGGATGCCGACCGCCGTTGTGTCATTCGCCGGGATGACAGACCCCGCCGGAACATACTTGCCGCCGTTTGTG